CGGGGTATGTGCATAGCGTTATGGTGCAGGCAAGAACTCACCGTGTTGGTATTACATTTGATGTTCAATCTCAACGATATACTGGTGAACGTGTAGTTCAGGTTGCAAAGGATGAATTAAGTCCAGAGGATGTATTCTATGTTCGTCCTCCTGGGTATTATACAAATCGTTATGGTAAGAAGTATGAATGGACTCTTGTTGACTATAATGATGAACTAGATTTCATTTACGAAGGATGTAAGCGATATGCTTCAAAATATGAAAGGGGGATGTGTGAAGAGCATATTAGGGATTATCTAGCACAAGCAATTCGTCAGAACTTTGTGGTTTCTCTTAATCTACGCTCTGTTCTTCATCTTTTGGATCTTAGAGCAAAGATGGACGCCCAATTAGAAATTCAAGCATTTACTGAACAAATTTCTCCACTTGTTAAAGAATGGGCGCCTAATGTTTGGAACTACTATGAAGAAAAACGTTTACATAAAGCAAGGTTATCCCCATAAAACTTATGAAATCCTATTGTATAAAAGACCATGAGACTGGTCATGTTTTCAAGATTCTTCTGACCGAAGAAGAGTTTATGGAATTTATGGCCGATAATCCAGAAATGGATGAATGCGTTGATTGCATCGAATGCGATGATGCATCTAGTATAACTTTGGAGGATTATTGATGTATTCATATCCGTATTATCAGACCGATCTAACTGAATATGAAGTAGAAGTAAGTACTACTGGGACTATTCCTAGTAAAATTACAGGTGACAATGAGAATGCAATTGATTATGAGACTGCTTATCACCATTTAGCCAATAGATTCGCTGCTATAGAGGCTTATCTTAAAGTAGATGAAATAGAGCCAGAGAAAAAGTTGTCTTATCTTCAAGATGATGTTGAATCTGCAATGGAAACTATTTCTCAGGTTGAAAATCGTTCTTTAACAATCAATAGGTAAATTATGCCCTTATATCCAGTAATTAACAAAAACACAGGTGAAACAAAAGAACTCAATATTACTATGTCTGAGTGGGAAAAATGGAAAGAAGAAAACTTTAAGGACGGTTGGGATAGGGACTGGAGTTGCGGATGCGCTTCTGCGGCTGAATCAGGATTTTGGCAAGATAAACTGTCCAAGTCTCATCCTAGCTGGAATGAGGTTTTAAAAAAAGCAAAGAAATCAGGCGGCATGAATTCAAAAATGGACACCCTATGACACGATCAAGAGCAACTCGTAAATCCAGGCAACAAGCAAACATCCCACTAAACAAGAAAAAAACTCAATCACCACTAATAACTCTTGATCATTTAGTCGAACTCCAACCATTAACCGAAAATCAAGAACGACTTTTTGATTTTTATGATGAAGGCAAAAACATCGTGGCCCATGGATACCCTGGTGTGGGCAAAACTTTATGTATTCTTTACAAGGCCCTAGAAGAAGTCCTGGATCCCTCGACTCCTTATAAAAAGGTAATTGTCGTCAGATCCACCGTTGCAACACGCGATATTGGATTTCTTCCTGGATCAATTTCTGAAAAAATTGCGGAATTTGAAGTACCTTATAAGTATATGATCAAAAATCTTTTCGATTTTAATTCTGACGAAAAGTATGAGATGCTTTATGGGAACCTAAAGGCCCAGAAGAGTTTTTACTTTATGCCGACGAGTTTTATTCGTGGGATGACAATTGACGAGGCCGTTATAATTGTTGATGAATTTCAGAATTGTAATAATCATGAATTAGACAGTATCATCACACGAGTCGGTCTGGATAGTAAGATACATTTCAGTGGTGACATTGCCCAGTCGGATCTTATAAAAAAATCAGAAAAAGACGGGGCCGCATTGTTCTTAAAGATTCTTGGCCAAATGGAATCTTTTGAGACGATTAATTTTGGTATTGATGATATTTGTAGGTCCTCTTTGGTTAAAGAGTACATTGTTGCAAAACACAATCTTGGATTATTTTCAAATCCCTCTTGACAAATCCGGGAGACCATGCTACAATTACACCAAGATCAGAGCCAGATAAAATGTTTATACACAAGCCGATAGAAGTTCCAAAGTTAGAAAGATTCCATATAGACGGGAAACGTTTTTATAAAAAAGTAGATTCTGATGAATTAAAGAACTACATTTCTATTACCACGGTTACTTCTCATTATACTAAAGAAAAGTTTGCTCTATGGAGGCAACGAGTTGGAGAGGAAGAGGCCAATAGGATCACCAAGGCCGCAACAACAAGAGGAACCCAAATGCACTCTCTTGTTGAACATTATCTGGCAAACGAGCCCCTACCAAAAGCGGCCCCTCTACCCAGAACCTTATTTGAAATTATCAGGCCAGAAGTAGACAAAATCAACAATATTATTGGTGTTGAAATTCCTCTTTATTCTGATTATTTTGGTGTCGCCGGTACCGCAGACACAATCGGGGAATATAATAATCAAATTAGCATTATAGACTACAAAACTTCGGCTAAACCAAAACCCCGCGAGTGGATTAGCAATTATTTTGTCCAGGCATCAGCATATTCCGCGATGTTGTTGGAACTTACAGGAATTCCTGCTAAACAGTTAGTAATCATAATGGCCTGTGAGAGTGGTGAAGTCGAAACATATATAGAGACCGACATTATGAAATACCTAAAACTCCTACAAAAATACATTAAAAAGTTCAAAGACGACCATGAAAACCTTTAATTATAAACAAGAACTACAAAAAGAACTAGAAAAGAAGTTCCACTCGCCAGAAAAGTTTTCACAAGAAATCGAGAACCTAATCATAAAAAACCCAGAATATAACTACATCACCGCAATTGTTGAATACTGTGATGCTAATGATATTGATGTGGAACTAGTCCCAAAATTAATCACTAAGCCACTAAAAGAAAAACTCAAGTGGAACGCGACCGAACTTAACTTTTTAAAGAAAACATCCCTAGGAAAACTCCCTATCTAATGTCCCCCTTTGAAGTTTATGAAATGTATCTGGCCATAAAGATGCATTTCACCCAACCGTCTTATGATTACTTTAAGTATTCTGGCAAGGTTAAATCAAACATCGAATCATTCAATAAAAGAAAGGACAGATACTTCTTTGAAAAACTCTCAAGAAAAAAGGCCAGAAAAGACGTTTTGGATTATTTTGTTTCAAACTTTATAGAATCCTCTGATCCTTCTAAAATGTGGGTCGGAGAAATGAAAATATCTGGTGAGGATAATTACTTAAAATGGAAAGGTCGGGTTCATTCTTTTACTTATTTGTTTGAGTCTGATTTAAACACTCTAACGGAAGATTGTCATCTTTATGAGGCGATTATTTCAAAATTAGGTCATCCAAAAATCATAAAATATTATCTGGCCGGGAGAATCTGTTTAGAATCAGTTGTTGTTATGGATGATTTGACGAAGTTTATGAGTAAGTTATCTGATCCTGTTTTGGAGATTATTAAGGCCAGGGTTAGTAAGTACAGCCCATTTTTCGTTTATGATAAAGACTCTGTTGTTCGTGTAATTAGGAGTAAAATGTGATGGATTATGAGACGAAACTAAAATTGGCGAGGAGTGATGATACTCCTGTCGAGGTTTTAGCAGAGTTAGCGACTGATGAATATCCTGGTGTTCGCTGCTACGTTGCACAAAACCCAAACACACCATTAAAAACCCTACAAATCCTGGCGACTGATGAAAATTATTATGTTCGCCGCTGCGTTGCACAAAACCCAAATACACCATTAGAAACCCTACAACTCCTGGCGACTGATAAAGATTCTTTTGTTCGCTCCTGGGTTGCAAGAAACCCAAACACACCATTAGAAACCCTACAAATCCTGGCGACTGATGAAAATTATTATGTTCGCCGCTGCGTTGCACAAAACCCAAATACACCATTAGAATCCCTACAACTCCTGGCGACTGATGAAAATTATTATGTTCGCGCCTGCGTTGCACAAAACCCAAACACACCACAAGAATCCCTAAAACTTCTGGCAACTGATGAAGATTCTTATGTTCGCGCCTGTGTTGCAGAAAACCCAAACACACCATTAGAAACCCTAAAACTCTTGGCGACTGATGAAAATTCTGGTGTTCGCCGCTACGTTGCAAGAAACCCAAACAGAACAGAACTTATTGAGCGGTTGGTTTTTATGACTGATTATAAACAAAGCAACTCATAAAAGACACTTTCTAAACTGGCACACTGACGCTTCACGCTTTTACTTTTCTTCCTTATAATACACCCACACCATACCATAAAGAAAACACGTTAATCGCCATGGAAATCCAAACACCTCAAAAAAATTTCTCCCAGTTCAAGAAATTCACCAGCATGGAGTTGAATTGTCAAATTGATTATTGTGACATTCCTGATTTGACGGATGACGAACTGTATAAGGTTTATTACGAACTGTTGCGTCTCTACGCTTCTTTGAAAGAGCGCATCATGAAATATGATATCGTAGACCCATCGGAGTATAGAATTGGTTCATATATTGGCGCCCATTCCAAAATTATTTTGGTTAAACAATTCCTTAGCGAAGTCCGTAGAGAACAAGAACTTCGTTATCAAAGCAAGTACAATCTAACGCCCGCCGATATTTCCAAACTCGCAGTTGAGCGTAAAGAATCTGTTCAACTGCAAAAAGATAAAAAATTCATAAAGAAGTTCATTAAAATTCTTCGCAAAAAGTATGGCGATGAAATTGATGAACTAATTGATATGGTGAGAATGAGGTGTGAAGCATCAACTCCCTGAACGAACCGTAAACACCCCACAAGAAATCTTACAACAATTGGCTACTGATGAAAATTATTATGTTCGCTATAGGGTTACACAAAACACAAACAGGACTGAACTAATCGAAAGACTTGTTCTTATGACTAATTATAAACAGGAGGTGGGTTGATGGATTATGAGACAAAAATAAAAATGGCGTGCGCTGATGATACCGCTGTCGAAGTTTTAGAAGAGTTGGCGGTTGATAAAGATTGGGAGATTCGTGACTATGTTGCAGAAAACCCAAGCACCCCAACAAAAACTCTACAACTCCTGGCGAGCGATGAAGATTATGTTGTCCGCTACTGTGTTGCACAAAACCCAAATACACCACAAGAAACGTTAAAACTTTTAGCGACCGATGAATATTGTAGTGTTCGCTCTAGGGTTGCCGAAAATCCAAGCACTCCATTAGAAACTCTTCAGCAACTAGCGATTGATGAAGATTCCTGGGTTCGCCATCGTGTCTCACAAAACCCAAACCGAACCGAACTTATAGAGAGGCTGGTTCTTATGACTAATTATAAACAGGGGGTGGGCTGATGGATTATGAGACAAAACTAGAATTGGCAAGAAGTGATGATACCACTATTGAAATTTTAGAAGAATTGGCGACTGATAAAGACTGTCATACTCGGGAATACGTCGCTTTAAATCCAAATACACCACTAAAAATTTTAGAGCAATTAGCGACTGATGAACATTATTGGATTAGAGAAAGTGTTGCAAATAATCTGAATACACCATTAGAAATTTTAGAACAACTAGCGGCTGATAATTCTGAATATGTTCGTTCTTACGTTGCCGAAAATCCAAATGCATCATTAAAAATTCTAGAAAAATTAGCAACTGATGAACATTATTTTGTTCGTCAATATGTTGCACAAAACCCGAATACACCACTAAAAATTCTAGAAAAATTAGCAACTGATGAAAATTCTCTTGTTCGTCAATATGTTGCACAAAACCCGAACCGAACCGAACTTATAGAACGACTGGTTCTTATGACCAATTATAAACAGAAGGTGGGCTGATGGATTATGAGACAAAACTAGAATTGGCAAAGAGTGAAGATACTTCTGCTGAGGTTTTAGAAGAATTGGCGGCTGATAAAGATTGGGGGATTCGTGGCGGGGTTGCAACAAACTCAAATACTCTAGCAAAAACTTTAAAACTTCTAGCAACTGATAAAAATAATTTGGTTCGCAGAAGGGTCGCAAAAAACTCAAACACCCCAGTGGAAATTCTGCAACAATTAGCGACTGATATATCATGGATCGTTCGCGCCTGTACTGCAGAAAATCCAAACATACCATTAGAAATTCTTGAACAATTAGCGACTGATGAAAATTATCATGTTCGCTACTGGGTTGTGCAACATCCAAACCGAACCGAACTTATTGGACGACTGGTTCTTATGACCGATTATCGGTCGGCTAAATAGACAATAATGGGTTGGTAAACCTGTCAAAAAAGCTTCCGGTTTAATGTTATCTATCGTATTAAAAAATGGATTTTAAACAACTTAAAAAGCAGTCTTCCTTAGGTTCTCTGACTGAGAAACTTCTTAAGGAAGCAGAAAAAATGGGATCCTCCTCTTCTGAGAAGGACAGTCGGATTTTTACGCCGGAACGCGACAAATCTGGACTTGGAATGGCGATTGTCCGCTTTTTACCCCCACCATCTGGGGAAGATTCAGCATTTGTAAAAATTTATAATCATGGATTCAAAGTAAATAATAGTTGGCTTATAGATAATTGTCCGACGACTATTGGGGAACAGTGCCCTGTTTGTTCCGCCAATAGCTCATTATGGAACAGTGGTATTGATGCAAATAAAAAAATTGCTAGTGCTCGTAAAAGAAAATTAAATTTTTATAGTAACGTTTACATAGTAAAAAACCCGGCTAATCCCGAACTTGAAGGTTCGGTAATGTTGTACAGATTTGGACAAAAAATCTTTGATAAAATTATGGGAGCTATGCGCCCTGAATTTGAAGGTGATGAAATTTTGGATCCGTTTGACCTTTGGAACGGTGCAGACTTTAAAATTAAGGTAAAGACCGTTAAGGATTCAGGAAATAATTTATCTTTTCCCAATTATGATCAGAGTGAGTTTATGTCACCGAGACCATTGAGTGAAGATGACGAAGAGCTGGAGTCAATTTGGAAAAAATGCTATTCTCTTCAGGAACTTATTTCTCCAGATAAATTCAAGTCTGAAGAAGAACTCCAGAAGCGCCTGAATTATGTTCTAGGAACTTCTACTCCCACACCTTCACCGGTTCAAGAGCAAGAAGATGCCGCAGAGCGACAGTTTCCTTCCAGCGAGGAAGAGATCATGGAAGACCTGGAAAAGTCCTTCAGCCAATCCAAGGACCCTCTAGATGATGAGGAAGACGATATGTTATCTCGTTTTCAAGAACTAGCCACTTGAGTGACTAAATAATAAGTCCTTGTGTACGGCAATACTCTACGGGCAGGAATTGGTGCTCTTCGGGGCACCTTTTCTTTTGTAAAAAATTATTTGACTAAATAATAATGCCGTATACAAGAATAACAATGGCTAAGAAGCAACCACGTATCTACACGTATAAAATTACGTTTGAAGAAGTTCCCCATTATTATTACGGGGTCCATAAAGAAGACCGATTCAATGAGTATTACATGGGAAGTCCTGTAACTCATAAATGGATGTGGAATTTTTACACTCCACAGAAACAAGTTCTAGAATTATTTGACTTCAGTGATGATGGTTATAAAGATGCAATAGAGGTAGAAAATAGATTAATTAGACCAGTTTATAACACAGATCCACTTTGTCTAAATGAAAATTGTGGTGGAGTTCCTTCTTTAGAAGTTTGTAGAAAAATAGGTCAAAAGCATAAAGAAAATGGAACTGGATTTTTTGCAATGTCTCCAGAAGAAAGAAGTCAAGCAAGTAAAAAAGGGGGTAAAATAACAGGGACAAAAATGAAAGAAAAGGGGGCAGGAATATTTGGAAGAAGTCCAGAAGCCATGAGTGAGGATGGTAGAAAAGGTGCGAAAGTCCAAATGGAAAATCAAATTGGAATTTTTGGATTCACAACAGAACAAAGAAGTGAAATAGGAAAAAGATCAGGAGAAAAACATAAAGAGAATGGGACTGGAATATTTTCAATGACCCCAGAAAAAAGGCGTGAGGCTTGTAAAAAGGGGACACAAACACAAAGAGAAAATAAACTTGGACTTTTTGGTTTAACTCCAGAACAAAGGGTTGAAGCTGGCAGAAAAGGAGCGCAAGTACAGCATTCACAAAGATACCAATGCACAAAAACTGGATATGTTTCAACGCCTGCTGGGTTATCTAATTACCAAAAAGCCAGAGGCATCGACACAAAAAACAGAATCCGCCTAGAATAAAAAAGCCCCTTTCGGGCCTCTTTAATAATCAAAAACCCGACTATTCTCCCCCCTCTTCAACTTACGATTAACATACTGCGACCCGCCTTCCTTATAAGTCATAATCTCCTCTAAATTTTCAAATAAAACGTTTAAATAAACAGGTTTTAATATAAAAATATTCCTTTTCTTTTCTTCCTTTCTTACCTCATATTGATAATTCGTCACCTCAACAATAAAATCCGTAGATGGAATTAAAACATCCTGCTCGATTCCATCATCATAGAACCCAAAATAATACTCGCCATTATTTTCCACATAATTACCATTAGTGCTCCAGGTCGGGCTGATTCGTTTTCCCGCCTCTAAAAGAACCCGCCCTTTAGAGTCCTTTATTTCCAGGGTCTCATAATGATGAACGCCACCATAAAGATTTTCATAAAAACCATATTTTTGTAACATTACCTTATCGAATGTTTGTTGCGGAAGAGGCCATTCTTCTTGGACGTTTATGATATTATTAGAAAGGAAAATAACCCAGTCCAACGTAGGATCGCCATAAAATCTTGAGGCAATATTATCGGCCCTCTCATTTCCAACGATACTATATTTCGTGAAGAAGGTTAGATCATTAAAAATTTCTTCAAATAATTTGCCTCGTCTAAAGAAGTTTTTTATCTGAGTATATTCGCCTATCTTCGCGTTTGGTAGGCGATTTATGTATTCAAAGTTTGGGAGGTAGTCGAAATAGTGGGCCATTAGAATCCGATTGGGTGGTCTGATTGATAATCCGAAGCATAAACTGGGGTAAGTTCTTTAAATTGTAATGTAATTCTATACATGACCATTGTTGCCTCTTCATCGTTGAAGGTCATATAAGTTCCCATGGGAGTATAATCAACAGTGCAACTCTGGAGGGCGCACATTTTTATTTTGCCGATGGATTGGTGCTCAGCTCTGGCACCTTTAAGATATCTAATTCTGAATAGATATGGAGTGTTCAAAAATACTCCTGTAGATGTTGTTTCTGCTTCAGTTGTACTTAAATTTGAATCTGGAGTCGCAAATTGACCAAGATCCCCTAAATTATCGCGAATTGACATATATGCCTTAAAAAAATAAATAATATCCTTAATCATTTCAGCATCTTTATCTTCCTTTGCAAATAAATCAAACCCAAATGAGAATTGCCTTAGTTGTGGTCCATTAAAAAGTAGCTCAAGATTAGGGTTTAATATTGCACCTGTTGCGCGTGTTAAAAGATTATTAACCTGAACAGCTTGGCCAGCAAAATATAATCTTGCTAGATTTCCTGCTGGACTTGCCGTTATAAATTTAGAAAATTGATCAATTCCACTGATTCCAGATTCAACGCCTTGCCTATTTGTCCCTCCAGTCATTAAGCCCAGAGAAAGATTTGCTAAATTTCTTTGAATTTCATTAAGCCGATCCTCCTGAAAATCGATGGAGTTTGTATCGCTAGTTTTTGATATTGGAAGATATGTAAATCCGGCAGATTCGACTCTATTAAATCCGGCTTCCCGGCCTTTTGTGGTACTTCCAAATGCTGGTACAGTTGTTTGAGGGTTTACACCAACTATACCTCTATCTTTATATTCCCATACTGTAAATTCCATCCTGTCCTGATCGTCACTCATGTTTGATGGATAAACCTTTATCTTGTTAAATTTTGAATTTTTACCTACCCCTCTATAATTTATTGTTACAAGACTTTCTTCGGTTATTGTTGCTCCTTCTGCGGCAGATTTACTTATCTTTATTAGTTCTCTATAATTTTTTAGTTCATCTTCGGTCTGTTTTCCAGAAGGAGAAAATTCGTTCTTATCATTATAAGAACCAACTGGAACCCATTCTTCACCATTTTTTCTCTCAATAATCGGATCCTTCCCTTCTTCACTTACAGTTCTATAGCTATTTCCATTATAAAAATTAGACCCTGAAACCTTTTTAGACATTTACTCTTTATATTTCTATTATTTAGTTTGTAAAGTAAATATTTTGCAAAGAAAAAGACGCCCCCATTAGAGAGCGTCTTTTGTAATTTTTATTATGATATTCTTATTCTATTAGAAGTATCGATTTCTCTGGCTTTTTGGTAACGTGAAAGGGCGCCAGCGTTAGAAACATAGCCAGTTTTGGTGCATTGATATCGTTGAGAAGCGCTTATTTTTGCTCCTTTTTTACCATCTTCTGACATTTTTTCTTTTGTTCGCCCATGAACTCCGATACCAAGTTCATAGTTTTTTTGTCCTGAAATTTTACCTCCTTTTTTACCATCTTCTGACATTTTTTCTTTTGTTCGTCCATGGACTGCGATACCAAGTTCATAGGTTTTTTGTCCATTTTTTCTATTATGCTCACTTAATTCTTCGGCAGTTTGGGTGTAAATTCCTGTACCATTTTTATATGTCGTTTGCCCGCCTTTTTTACCATTTTCAATTCTTTGTTCTAGAGTTAAATTATGAACTCCACTTCTAGTTTCATAAGTTTTTTGTCCTCCTTTTCTTCCCGCTTCTATTCTTTGTTCTAATGTCATTTCATGGATTCCATTTTTATTTTCATAAACCTTTTGCCCCCCTTTTCTACTAGCCTCACTTTTTTGTTCAGGAGTCATTTTATGAATTCCAGTTTTTTCTTCATATGATTTTTGTCCATTTTTTCTACCAATCTCCTTTCTTTGTTCTGTAGTCAGTTTAAAAAATCCAGTGCCATTTTCGTAATTTTTTTGCCCTGCTTTTTTGCCACCCTTCCTAACAACATTTAAAGAATAAAATCCACCACAGCGTTCATTCAAACAAAGAGGATCGGTATTATAAAAAGGTCTAATTAATCTATTTTCAATTTCTCTGGCTTCTTTATAACCTTCGTCGCTGAATTCAAAAAATTGAAGAATTTGTATTTTTGGAGTATAAAATTTCCACATCCATTTATGGGTTACAGGAGAGCCCATGTAATACTCACCAAATCTTTTTTCTTTATGAACTCCGTAGTAATAATGCCGGATTTCTTCAAACGTAATTTTGTATACGTAAATGCGCGGTGTAGTCATTGCTATTCTTTAAGTACTGCATTATTATTTAGTAAAATAATTCTTTATAAAAGAAAAGACGCCCCGAAGAGCATCCTTTCCTGTCTGTAGAGAATTGCAGTACCTAAAGACTTAGTATTTAGTCAACTTCTCCCGACCTTTATTGGATAAAAAGTAGGAATCCTTAAAACATAATTCAATTCTGATGGCTCTATTCGGTACAATTTACTTTGCATCCTATCAAACCTGTATTTTCTAAAAGGAGATTGAACATATTTTGATGCTGCTAAATCTTTCCAGTGAAAATTAATTCCTTCAAAATAACTACCCGAGGCACTGGTTACCAAAATCACAGGATTCATGTCAAACCATTCACCAGATTTTGCGATATATTTAAATGTATAAATCTCATTCAACTGAAAAGAATCTGCTGTTCGTCCTTCTGTTGCCAAAACACCAATCAACAACTTAAAATAATAATTAGGATCATAACCACTAGGAATATTTTTAGATAATTCTTCTAACTTGTTTATCTTTTCTTTTTCTTTTCTAGCCGCCTTATAATCAACAAATTCTTCTGGATCCCTTCCTTGTTTTTTGGCAAGATAAACAATTCTCTGCTCATCAGCATCTATCTTCCTTCTTTTTGCATCGGCCAAACGACCAAAAAGACTTAAAATTTTACTAACGGCACCCCAGGCCCTGGCCGCAACATTCGATAAAATTCCCATATCTAAATCCCCAATTCTTTTTCTGTGACTACCCTAAACATCATATTGTTTGATTCACAAAACTGTTTTGCCTGATTCCATTTGGACTGATTCTTTTCATAAGTGGCAACCTCATTAAGATAAGTCTGGGTTTTCTTTCTGCCTTTTTTAGGAGGTCTGGTTTGTTTGTCTGGTTTTATTTCAATCAGATAAGAATCAACTCCCCCACTTCTGTTTTTTACCTTTAAAAACAAGTCAGGAAAATATCTTCTTACCTTATTGGTCGAAGAATCAAAATACTTTATAGGAAATGGCTCAGAAGACCATTCTAAAATACTATCGGTCGTGTCCGCCCATTTGAAGGCCCTTAGTTCCCATGAGGATCTAAACACAATTTGGTTCACATCACCAATGTATTTTTGTGGATTTTGTGGTTTAAACAGTCCTTGTAAATAATTGGCCAAGGGTTAATAAATAGTTATTATTACTTATTTATTAAATGGCCATTAGAAGAAGACCATTATCAGAAATAAAATCTAAACTTTTAAGGCCAGCGACGACTAGTCATTTTGAATGCGATTTTATTATTCCTAGATCTGTTGGTGATTTTTTAACGGCCAGAAACATCATATATGATAAAGACATAATAGACCTTAGTTGCTGTGATGCGTCTCTTCCTGGGTCTACCCTACAAATGGCAACTTTAACTGATTCTTATACTGGTGTTACTGAAAATTATGCCTATAGGAGAGCCTACGATAACCGGGCGGATTTTAGTTTTTATGTTGATTATAATCCATCAAAAACGCCTTATTCTGTAATTGAGGTGTTTGAAAATTGGATTTCTTATGCTGCGGGGGAAGATAATGAAAGAGGGCAAGAAAATCCAAATTATTTTTATAGGGTTAATTTTCCGGATAATTATATAGCCCAAAAACTTAATATTAAAAAATTTGAAAAAGACTATAGTAAATATCTGGAGTACACCTTCATAAATTCCTTTCCCCAGTCGATTGCCTCAATGCCGGTTTCTTATGAAGGATCTCAAGTATTAAAATGCACCGTGTCTTTTTCATACCAAATGTATGTGTTAAACAGTAAAGTTGGCCCAGGCCTACCAAAACCCGAAGTGTCGGTCCCTCAGACCCCACCAACCAATATTCCACAAACAATTCCTACACCCCCTATAGTTAGTGATGCTTTTAGGTT